CACATAGGGGTGGATTTAAAAACAGTTTGAATATGGGTTTGGCAAGGTAAGGAGTTGGTATTATGACAGACTGGCTTGATATAGAACTGCCTGACGGCATTACGGAGAAAAAAATTAAGATGGCTCATAGGTCATCTTCTGAAGCAGGGTACAGAAGTAGTAGAAGTAAATGGACTGGTTCAAAGAAGGCTTTCTCTTTAGTTTGGGATGGAATGCTGTCAAGTGATAAAGCATTGTTGCAGGCATTTTTTGATAACTATCAGGGATCTGTTTTTGTATGGACTCACCCCGAATTGGCTACCACACATAATTGTGTTTTCTTGGATGATGACTTGGAATTTAGATTAGTAGGGGCTTATAAGATCAACTCAAACCCTGCTGCTATATGGTCTGTTACTGTAAATATAGAAGAACAACAAGGAGCAGGTGTATAAAATGCCTCTTTCTGTCTCAACAATAGCAGTTTTGAAAAAGAATGCTCTGAATGATACAGGAGCTTGGTTGCTTTTGGTTGAGGTAGCATACCCTGGTGAGGAAATAGTTAGGGTAGTTTACAATAATGAACCAATTGAGTGGAATGGATATACATACCAACCTGCTGATTTTAATCTTGGTGGAGTAGAGCAAAGTAAAGACAGCAGTCTTCCTACAGTACCCCTATCAATTCTTGATATAAGCAGAACTTTGACACCAATTGTTATGGAACATGATGGTGCTATTGGAGCTGATGTTGCTATTAAATTGGTGCATTCAGATAATTTAGCAAACCTCACACCTGAATTAGAAGAAAATTTTAAAATCATTACATGTTCTATTGATTCAAAGAATGTGATCAAGTTTGATTTAGGTGCTGCAAATCTTATTAATTATAGACTGCCACAAGATAGGTATTTAAAAGATCATTGTAGACACAAGGATTTTAAAGGTGTGTATTGTAAATATTCTGGTATTGTTACGGAGTGTGATAGGACTTTTGCAACATGTAAATCTTTGGTAAATCAAGCAAATTTTGGTGGATTTCCTGGTATAGGATCGGGTGGCTATTTTGAATAAATATGTGATACTTAATGATTTGATTGGGAAACCTTTCGTCAGGGGTGCAAGGGGACCAAATGAATTTGATTGTCATGGCCTCGTTATAGAAGTTTTCAAGCGATATGGGATTGATTTTCCTGATGTCAATATAGCCCAAATGGCAGTAGAGGAAGTGACAAAATTACTGGATGAAAAAATTGACTATCATATTAATGTGTTGAAAGATTGGAAAAGAATTATTGAGCCGGACCCACCTTGTTTAGTTGTGATAAAGGGGGATTTTAAGTTTGCAAATCATTTAGGTGTTTGTATTGGAGATGGAAAATTTATTCATTCTAAAGAGGGCAGTGGTGTTTGTGTGGAAAGGATGGCAAGTCCAATAAGAAGAAATAATTTGAGAGGGTTTTATAAATATGTTGGATCTAACTGAAAATAAAAAGGTCTATCTTACCATTCTTGAAGACCCTCTTTGCCCAGAGAAAAGGCAGAGAATAGTTCATAATTTTATAGTGGGTAAACCTCTTTCTGAATACATCCCTCTTATTCAAGCAGAAAATATTGCACTTGCAATTAATGGGGTAAAAGTAGATGGGCCGTGGAATGAAATCTATCCTGCCCCTGAAGACAGGATTGCAGTAGCTTCAAAACATGGTTGGGCAGCAGCAGCATATTTTGCTACATGGTTAACTGGATCAACATGGGCGGCTGCTGCTGGTTGGACGGCTGTTGCATGGGCAGCTAGTGCAGTGGTGGCTTTTGCTGCAATATCATACGGGTTATCAACTGTTGTAAGTTTGTTAATGACACCTGATAATCCGGATGGTGGTGAGGCCGGAGGAGGAGGATCACCAACTTATGGGTGGGGAACATTACAGAACCTACAAAATCAAGGGAACCCAATACCGATTATTATCGGATCAAACAGGATGGCTGGACAGATAATTAACCAATATTTGTTAACACTTGGTGATAACAAAAACTACTTAAATTATTTGATTGCATTAGGAGTAGGGCCAGTAGACAGTATTGAATCGTTGGAAGTAAATGGAGATCCCTACGATTTCTTTTCAGAGGTATCAGTTTACACTCGATTGGGAACAGTGAATGATACAGAAATAGAGGGATTCAACCAGATTTATGTCAATCATCATTATAATTATAGACTTACGGATCAGTGGGTAACTATCCAAACAGATAGCAATACAGTTGAAAAAATCGAACTTGATTTGTTTGCCCCTCAATTATTTATTATGGATAAGGGTGGGATAAGACCTATTACAATAAATTACAGCATAGAGATAAAACCTTCTTCCTCTGAAGTTTGGAATGATCCTGGGGTTTACTCTTCAAAATTCAAATTGGGGGATGATGTTCATTCAACATATCTTTCTCGTGTTCCCATGACAAATAGATCCCCAAAAGCCAAAGAACAACTGGCATGGATAGTGGACTATATCTACCCTGCCTATACCTCCAATGAAGATTTAAGGCGTTTTGATACTATACTAGGGCATCGTAGTGGAAACAGATCAATGTGGAAAGAAGGTTTGTTTACTTGGGAAATAGGAAATGAACAAATACTGCTTTCTGCTCAGTATTATTCTTCCATTGTCCCTGGCTCTTATACTGCTACGGGCGAAGATGTTCCATACAGCCAATTACAAGTCAAGATTGTTGAGCGAGGGTATAATGACACGGTAGCAGAAGCACATTCCGTTGGTGCTGAAGTTAAAGTTAGGAATGTAGGGGATTTGTTTTTAAAAGGGAACACTTCTTCTCCAGTACATAAAACCATAAGTTTAGATTTTCTCCCCCCCAATCAATATGATGTTCGCATTAAAAGAGATAAAAACGAAGAGACCAAGGTGGCATACGCCGATAGTCTATACTTTTCAGATATGAGGGAAGTTCTAAAATATAAACTGCTGTATCCTGGAATTGCTAAATATGCAGTAAAGGCATTGGCTACGGATCAACTATCAGGGAGTTTGCCTTCTTTAACGGTTTTGGTTACTAAAGGAACAATTCAAGTCTATAATCCATATACAGCTAATTGGGACACAAGGAGTTTTGCAAACCCTGCGTGGGCAGTTTATGGGGTATTAAACACCTATGGGAATGTCAGTGAAGACCTTATAATCTATGATGATTTTAAGGCTTGGGCGGATTATTGTGATGAATTAATTGATGGAGAAAAAAGACATGTTGTACATACTGTGATTGATACGGAAGGTAATTTGTGGGACAAATGTCAAGGTATTGCAAAATATGGCAGGGGATCTGTGTTTCGGAAGGGCACAAAGATTAGTGTATTTGTTGATAAAGAGGAGACGGTTGTTGACCATCTCTTTACGATGGGTAATATAGTTGAAGGATCTTTTGTGCAACAGTTTCTCCCTATGGAGGACCGTGCCAATTATATTGAGCTTACCTACACCGATCCAGATAAGTATTACTCGCGCCAAATTGTTGCTGGGTATTCATCTGAGTATATTGACACGAATAGGGTAATAAATAGGGCCTCGATCAGTTATGAAGCTGCAATACCAAGGAATCAGGTTGTCAGAGATGTTAACTACCGCTTAAATAGTAATAAGTATCTACTGAAAGGGGTGGAATTTGATGTTGATATTGAGGCGTTTACCTGCTTGATTGGTGATTTGTTCTACTTTCAACATGATATACCAAATTATTTAGTTGGTAGTAGTGGTCGAATTGTTAGTGCATATAATAGTGGTGGGAAGGGGTATGTTACATTGGATCAAGAGGTGACTCTTCTTCCTGGTGATACTTATAAGGTGATGGTAAGGAGAACTAATGATTCCCTAATTGAAAAAACTGTGGCTGCTGTGCTAGTTTCCACAACTTCTTCCACATTGGAGTTGACAACTGTATGGGCTAATGTTCCTAGCAAGTATGATCCCTTCGCTTTTGGTGAAACTTCTGCATATCTTGAAACCTACAGAATTACAAATATAATTAAAGAACAAGATCAGATGAATAAAATTACCGGGCTTATTTATGATGCTCGTATTTATTCGGATATTAATGCCATTACTGACGATGAAATTCTACCGGATGTTTTACAGGAAGCTTTGAATGTCAAGGCAAAGGAGTATTTTGTTTTTGCTGGTGATGGAAATTACAGATCAAATGTTATGGTCACCTGGAGCCCTTCTTATAGAGCAACAGGAACGACATGGGGTATATGGATTCAGGACATAACAAATGATAGAATATTTGAATCTATTCCTGGTGAAACTATATTCTCAAGTGATGAAAGTGCTGGATTTGTAAATGATAGGGAATTGAACAGTGTTGTACTTGTAGGCTACACAGATTCATTCCACATGAATATAGAAAGTTCCTTTCTTGTGATGAATCACGAATACAGGATTATCGTGTCTCCCAAAAGGAGGGGCTATGCTGACACAATAAGTAATTCGACAACTATTAAAATACTTGGGAGTGGATTGGTCCCTGATAGTGTAGGGTATTTTAATGGAACTTGGGATGCAATTACAAGAGTTGTTCATTTCTCGTGGGGTATGGTTGAAAATATTGATTTGAAATATTATGAAATAAGACAGGGGGCAAGTTGGGAAACAGCAACAGTTGTTATTGAACGTGCGACAGGAACTAGGGTTGATTTATATATAGAGGGAAGAGTACATGAAAATAGAACTTACTGTATAAAAACAGTTAATTATTCGGGAAATTATTCAAGTGGTGCTTTTTTCACCACTGTGACTATTGATACATCTTATTGTGCTCTTCAAATTCCAACAGGGCTAGCCCTTACTACAAGCAATGCACTGCAATCTAATGGTACAGATATATCAGTATTGAAGGCAAGTTGGAATACAAATGCAGAGATTAGTGATTACTGGCATCATTATGAATTGGAGTTGAAAAGGGTAGATACTGGTGACATTAGAACAAATTATACTAAAGGAAACGCTTTCTTTTGGCAGGTCATTTCAAACTTGACATACAGTGTTCGAGTACGTGCGTATGATTTGTCAGGAAATTATACGGATTGGTGTGATGTCAGCTTTAGATGTAACCCCACCTTCTGTACCTACAGAGTTCACCGTCACAGGGGGCTTTAGGTTGATATGGCTTAATTGGACAAATCCTACAGATGATGATTTTGATGTGGTGGAAATATATAGGAATGATATTAATGATTCAGGAACAGCAGCAAAGATAAATGAAACTAGGAGTGATTACTTTATTGATGCAGATATAACCCCGGGGGATACAAAGTATTACTGGTTAAAAGCGAGGGATTACTCAAAAAATACGAGTGATTTTTCTGAGGTTAAATCGGGTTCTGCTGGTTACTTATCCCCCACAGACATCAACGATTTTGCCATTACAGCATCAAAAATATACACGAAAATACCTATACTAGATGGAGACTCCTGGACAGACAATTCTCCTGCAGCGGGCTCCATCGCTTGGAACACCCATTTGTTATATTATAATGGGGTAGCTTACACCATTACTGCTAGTGATACTGCACTGAAATATGTGTATTGGACACAGGGGAGTTCATTTTATACAAAGTCAAATGTGAATCCCACATTAGGTGATGGGGACTTCATTATTGCAGTGAATGTGAGTGGAACACATGATCTGGCATGGAACGCAATAGCGAATGAAGTTATTGGCTCGGCATACATTCAAAACGCAGCGATAACCAATGCTAAAATCGCTGACCTTGCAGTTGACACAGCGAAGATAGCAAATCTAGCTGTAACGAATGCGAAGATAAATAGTTTGGATGTGAGCAAGCTGAATGC